ATGACTAAACATGGATATATTCAAATGAAAAATGGAGATAAAATCGAATTTGATTTATTTCCTAATGAAGCTCCAGGAACTGTCGCTAACTTTGAAAAATTAGCTAACGAAGGTTTTTATAATGGATTAACTTTTCACAGAGTAATTCCTGGCTTTGTTTCACAAGGTGGTTGCCCTCGTGGAAATGGTACCGGTGGTCCTGGATACACTATTAAATGTGAAACAGAAGGAAACCCACATAAACATGTGCCAGGATCCTTATCAATGGCACATGCAGGAAAAGACACAGGCGGAAGCCAATTTTTCATTGTACATGAATCACAGCCACATTTGAACGGAGTTCATACAGTATTTGGACAAGTAACATCAGGATTAGAAGCTGCAAAAGCTATGAAAAATGGTGATGTTATGGAAAAGGTTGAGGTTTTCGATAAATAAAATAGAAATATTTTTTAGAAAACATTTAAATAATTAATAAGAAGTTTGCTTTGATAAGTGATAAATTAGTAACATCGGGAATTGATTGAGGGACAACCTCATCAGTTCCTTTTTTTATGCCTAATCTTAAATTTGATACTCCATTCCTGGTGATTGGTATTTACCATGAGTATCAATCGCTCATACCCGCTAAGTCTATCACGGACACCTCCTGGGCCAGTAGTGACTGCAGCTACCCAAGGAATGGATCGCAGCGGTTTGCCATCCACCGCAGGAAGAGATGGTAAAATTGTTCACAGTATTGTTGAAAGGTAAATATCTCCTTTTGTTGAAATGTAGTAGACGGAAGGAGGTGCAGCATATGTCAAGATATTTGATAAAGTATCATTTAGCAAGTGGAAAAGTATTTGAACGTGAAGTCGAAGAAAAGAGCATTACAATGGCAAAAGTGAATGCTATAACTGAACCTACATATTTTGGAGATGACGAATGGCAAGTATCAATTAACGGTTCATTTATTGAAGCTACAGAGATTGTTTTGTTAAGCAAGTAATTAATATTAGTTTAAGCATCCTTTCGAGGGTGCTTTTTTATTGTTACTAGTATTATTTCAACATAAACAAGTTGTTTAGTCATGCTTAAATTGTCAGAAATCATTAAAAGCCAAAAAACAGTTTTAACGGTAACACCAGTAAAAACCTATTGAAGCCTTATATATCAATACTTTGACGATTCTATTTTTCTTCTAAGGGAACGCGAAAGGGAACAGTCAGGGAACACTTGATGGATATAAACAAGAATGAATAAGAATGAATAAGAAATATATACTTGCAAATGTCTTTGCAAGAATGAATTTATTTTTTAAAATGGCTGTTCAAAAACGGTCGTTTTTATTTTGTTTAAGAAGGTGAGGCTATGAGATTTGAGGACCATCTATCCAGAGAACAAAGACAGCAGTTAAATAAAATGAGAACTAAATCAACCAAGAGAAAACCTAAAAGAATGCAGGAACATCTTAGCCGTAGAGATTTGGAAGAACTGATGGGCATGAATAGGCAAACGTATTATAAAAAGAATGGAGCGTGGCATGGTAAATGAACATGGTTGATAAAAAGGAATGGAAAGAGTTCCGAGAGTCAGGATTATTGTGGTGGATCAATATGATATTACACACGTTTGGTTGGGCTATTATCTTTGAGTTTGATAGAGATGAGATTGTCAACGTTTATCCAGCAAGGGTTAAGTTCAGAGGATTCGATGAAAGTACTAATACAGATGGCTATCAGAAAGTATCTGAGTATTTATCTAATAATGCTGTTACGTTGCATGAGGAGTCTCTGGACTAATGCCAGCCAAATCATTAAGGCCATGCAATAAGCATGGTTGTCCTAATCTAACAAGAGAACGTTATTGTCCAGAACATATGCAAGAGAAACAATCTTATGATAGTTATCGAGAGAGTTCTGCCAAGCGTGGTTACAACAGTAAATGGAGAAAGGCACGTCTTGCTTATTTGCAAGCACATCCATTATGTGTGAAGTGTTTAGAGAAAGGGACACCAGTTAGTGCAACGATCGTCGACCATATCATTCCGCATAGAGGTAGATATGATTTGTTCTGGGATAGTAGTAACTGGCAGCCATTGTGTAAGTCATGCCATGATGCTAAGACAGCAAGAGAAGACGGTGGCTTTGGTAACAACATTAGTCAACATTAAGTTGTTTTAATCAAATGATGTGAAAACAATGTTGATAACTATATATTAATTGTATTTATTTTTAATACAATTCAGACTAATGAGGATACCCCCACCCTAAAATCTTAAAAAATCATCTTACTGAAGACCGCGTTGTGCCTTAACGTGCAAAAAAATCCCTAAATGAAATTCCAAAAAGGAGGTAAAAGGATGGCCAGACCAAGGCAACCTGTCGATTTGTTGGTTTATAAGGGCAAAAAAAATTTAACAAAGCAAGAAATTGAAGATCGCAAGTCCCAGGAAGTAAAGGCTGCTAGTGACAAAGTCAAGGCGCCTATCTATCTTCCGAAGGATCTCAAGCGGGAATTCAAAAAAATAGCAGACGAGCTTTTGAAAATTGGCATCATATCGAATCTAGATATTAACTCTCTTGTTCAATATCTAGAAGCTTATGCTGAATATAGATTTTTAGAATCAAAGATTACCGAAATAAAAAATGAGGAAGAGTTTGATTTACCATTGTATGAAAAATACTCAAAATTAATAAACGATATTAGGAAACAGTGCAGAGGATTTGCAAGTGATTTAGGATTAACGATTTCTTCTCGATGCCGATTGGTGATACCAAAAGAAGATAAAAAACCACCAAGTACTGAGGCCGAAAGACGATTCGGTGATCGCATATGAACTTAGGTGAAAGAGTCCTTAATTATGTGAATAACATTTTGGATGGCACCATTCCAGCTTGTCAAAAACATATTTGGGCCTGCAATAGATTTTTAAAGGACCTGGAAAGAACACAAGAAGATGATTGTTGGTTTTATTTTGATATAGATCAACTTTATGATTTTTACGAGTGGGCAAAACAGTTTAAACATTTCAAGGGAGTCCTGGCAGGACAGTATATTGAACTGACAGACTTTCAATTATTTATTGCTGCTAATATATTTTGCTTCCTAAACAAAGAAACAAATAAGCGGCGCTTCCTGCGGGTGTTTATTGAGCTTGCTCGTAAAAATGCAAAGTCTCAATTTTTAGCCATTGTTGCATCCTACATTACTTTCCTGAGTGATCAGCAAGAGGAATGTTATATTGCAGGATGGGACCGACAGCAATCAAGCCTTGTTTACAGCGATATTGTGAAACAACTTGAAGCATGTCCGATGCTTGATGGTAAATACAAAGAGGCTTACAGTAAAATCACTCATTTTCGGACAGGTTCTATTATTGTTCCTCTATCAAAAGAAGCTAAAAAAACGGGTGATGGTACAAACCCAAGCTTAGGTATAGTGGATGAGTATCATGCCCATGAAACATCAGAAATTTATGATGTTATTGATAGTGGGATGGGAGCCCGGGAAAACACACTTATGTTCATCATTACCACAGCCGGCTTTAATATTAACGGGCCCTGCTATAAAGAGTATAAATATTGTTCTCAGCTGGTAGATCCGAATGATATAAGCGTGGAAAATGATGAGTATTTTGTGGTTATATGTGAATTGGATAAAGAAGATGACATCAAAGATGAAAAAGTTTGGATAAAAGCAAATCCTATTGTCGCAACTTATGATGCTGGTTTGAACAAGCTTAGCAGTGATTTGAAAGTTGCCTTGGCCAATCCTGAAAAAATGCGCTCTTTTATTACTAAGAGAATGAATCGATGGGTAGACCAAAAGCCAAATGGCTATATGGATATGTCCAAATGGGCGGCATGTGGAAGGGACTTAGATTGGGAAGAACTGAGAGGAAAAGAAGTAACTGTTGGTATTGACCTTTCTGCGAAGATTGACTTAACTAGTGCTAACTTTGAAGCTAGAAACGATGGGAAATATCTCATTAAAAATCACAGTTTTATGCCGGAAGATACTCTTGCTATTCGGGCCCGTACAGATAAGGCTAACTATCAATTATGGGCATCCCAGGGATGGATTACTGAGACTCCCGGTGCTGTAGTAGATTACTCTTTTATTAAGGCATATATCCAAGATAAAGAAAAAACATACGACCTTAAAATTAAAGAGATTTGCGCGGATCCATGGAACGCTACTCAATTTATGCAGGACATGGAGAATGAAGGATATACCGTGGTTGAAATTAGGCAAGGTATTGCAACATTAGGTGGACCAACAAAAGATTTCCGTGAACAGGTTTACCAGGACAATGTCATCCATGATAACAGTCCAGTTCTGGCCTTTGCAATGAGCAATGCGGTTACAAAGATAGATGCCAATGAAAATATTATGCTGGATAAATCAAAATCAACAGAAAGAATTGATCCTGCAGCTGCAACTATTAACTCACATGTAAGAGCTATGTTATTACCAGAATCAGATTTAAATGATTATATTTTATCTAATGACTTTTCCTTCTAGGGGGTGATGAAAATAAAGATTTTACTCAAAATAATACAATTTTTATCACTTTTTGTAGAAGATATAGCCATTTTCTTGGGTGCTTTTTTCATTATCAGAGCAACATTTTTAATAAGCTATGTTGGCGGGTTATATATTACCGGTCTTTTTTTATTGACTTTTGGAGTGCTGATAAGCAGAAAAACCTCCAAAAAGGAGGTGAAAACTAAATGATATTTAGGAATTTGATAAGTACCATACCTGACTCTGATCTTTTAAACCCGCAACAATGGGTTTTAGATCTATTCGGGGGAAACCCTACTTCAAGTGGCGAACGTGTAAGTGGAGATACCGCTTTTTATAACTCCAATGTATATGCTTGCGCATCAATTTTAGGTGGAGATATAGGGAAACTACCCATTATGCTTTATAAGAACAAACAAGGCGGAAGAGAGATTAACCGTGATCATCCAGTTGCCCAATTGTTAGGGGTCCGGCCAAATCCTTATATGAGTGCTTATACATTTAAGGAATTAATGATGGTCCATATGATTACTTGGGGGAATGCCTATGCATATATCGAATGGGATTGGAATGGTTTTCCCAAGTATATATGGCCGTTAAATCCGGCACTTACAGATGTCCGTATTGATTTAACCACTGGTGAGATTTGGTATGTTACCACACTTTTAACTGGTGAAATGAGGAAGATGCCTTTTTATGATGTAATTCATTTAAAGGCAATCAGTAGAACCGGTTTAAAAGGCTTAACACCAATTGCTGTGATCAGGGAAGAAGTAGGTACTCAAGAATCACTTAAAAAATTTATTGGCTCCTTTTATGCAAATGGCACTTCTACAAGAGGCGTTTTAAAGGTACCTGGACTTCTTAAGAAAGAAGCTAAGGATGTTGTTAGACAGGAATGGATGAATGCCAATAGCGGGCTAACTAATGCACATAAAATAGCTATCTTAGATTCTGGATTAGATTATCAAAGCATAGGTATGCCTCTTGCTGATGCTCAATTTATTGACACTATGAAAATGGGAGTTTTAGATGTTGCTAAAATATATAAAATTCCTCCTCATAAATTGAATCAGCTTGACCGAGCAACATTCAGTAATATCGAACAGCAATCCTTGGACTACGTAAAAAGCACTCTACAACCGATCATCACTCAATGGGAGCAGGAATTTGATTATAAACTCTTTACTGATAGTGAAAGAAAAAAATTCTACTCTAGATTCAATGTTACATCTGAGCTTCGAGGAGATTCACAAAGTCGTGCGGCCTATTACAAAGATATGACGGGAATTGGGGCATTTTCCATTAATGATGTATTGGAATTTGAAGATATGGATGGAATAGGTGAGGCAGGAGATAAACACCGGGTAGATTTAAACCATATTTCAGTTGAAATAGCTGATGAATATCAACTAGCCAAAGCTAAGAACGGTAAAGGAGGTGATAATGGTGAAGGAAACGGAAATCCGCCAGCTAACAACTGAAATTGAGCTAAGAGCAGCAGAAGGAGACACAGAAGGAAATTACATTGAGGGATATGCTTTAAAATTCAATCGATGGTCTGATGTATTATATGGATATTTCAGAGAAATGATTGATCCAACAGCATTGGATGATTGCGATATGTCGAATGTAGTAGCTACATTCAACCATTCAGCTAATTTTCCATTAGCTAGAAATACCATTAACGATGGAGAGGGAAGTTTACAACTTAATGTTGATGGAATTGGTCTACATTTTCGATTTAAACCGACCAATACAAGTTATGGACAGGATCTAATTGAAAATATTAGATCAGGTCTTATCAATCAATGTTCATTTGCATTTGGACTTGATTATAACGATGAAACAGCCGATGAATGGAATTATATTAGTGATGAGGGTATTTATGAAAGGAAATTAAATAAAATCGCGAAAATATCTGATATATCACTTGTTACTACTCCAGCTTATCCAGATACTGAAGCTGTTTTAGGAAGAAGTAAAGATAAAGTTGAAAAACTCGAAGAAATTCGCAAAAAGAAAGATAGTTTACCAAAACAAAAATTATTATTGGAACTTGACCTATTAGAACTCTAAAGGTCTTTTTTTATACCCAAATTTGAGGAGTGATTTTTTAATGACAACAATCTCTATGTCTCCAAAAGAACGTGAATTACGCCAACAATTAGCTGAAAAAATTGAAGAAGCTCGTACACTTGCTGAAGGCGGGAAAATGGAAGAGGCTGGAGCAGCAAAAGTAGAGGCTACTACATTACGCCAACAAATTAATACTTTAGAAGAAATTCGTCAGTTAGCTGAAGAGTCCGCTAATCCCGTTCCAGTGGATAAAGACGAAAAACGTCAAAAAGAAGAAGATAAAAAGGAATACCGGGATTCCTTTATTAAAATGCTACGCGGTAAAGTAAGTGATAAAGATATGTCTGTTCTAGAAAAACGTGCTATGACATCATCTAGTGGTGCTGATGGTGGTTTCTTAATTCCTCCAGATATCCAAACGATGATTAATGAAATTAAGCGTCAATACCTAGCGTTAACTGATTTTGTTTCTTATATTCCGGTTTCAACAAACAGTGGATCTCGCGTACTTGAAAAATATGTTGATATTACCCCATTTGCGGAGATTACTGCCGAAAATACAGATTTAGCAGATCTTGATAACCCGAAAGTTAGCCAGGTTCCATTCACAATTAAAGATTACGGCGGTATTTTGACACTTACGAATAACCTACTTAATGATTCACCTGAAAATATCATGGCATTCGTTTCTAAGTGGATTGCTCGTAAGGAAATCATTACTGATAACAGCCTTATCATAAATATTTTAAAAACATTTACACCAAAAACATTTGCTGGTTTGGACGATGTGAAGAAGTCATTAAATATCGATCTAGATCCATTGATTGCTCTTGGCGCTGTTGTTGTAACAAACCAGGATGGATTTAATTTTCTTGATGAACAAAAAGACGGATATGGTCGTCCACTTTTACAGCCTAATCCTACTCAGCCAACAACTAAACTACTTTATGGTAAGCCTGTCACTGTTATGGCAAATCGTCTTTTACCAACTGTTACAAATGCTGCACCTTTCATCATTGGAGATTTGAAAGAATCTGTTGTTAACTTTGACCGTCAAGAAATTTCAATTCTTTCTACGAATATTGGAGGAAGTGCATTTACCACTAATACAACTAAAACTCGTGTCATTGACCGGGAAGATTTTGTTAAGTGGGATGATGGTTCTGCCATTTATGGTTCATTAACAATTGGATAACTACAAGGGGGGTTCTTGCCCTCCTTTTTTGATATAAAGGAGTGGTGAACATGGAACTTTCCATTGATGATGTAAAAGGTTGGCTTAGGATTGACCATAATGAGGATGATATCTTGCTTCAAGGTATGATTGTAGCAGCAGAGCAAGTGATAAATGGTGCTATTGGATTTGTACCTACAAGTGAATTAGGTACGATGGTTAAACGGATGATTATTACAGACTGGTATGAGAATCGTGGTTCTTTTGTCCAGGGTAGTGTAATGGAATTACCTTTAGGGGTCCGTTCTATTCTCACTCAGCTTCGCTACACGGGTGATCCTACATGAATATAAATCCAAGTAGGTTTAATAAACGTTTAACCTTTAAAAAGCGGGCTATCACCAAGAATCAAAATGGACTTGCTAAACCATCATTTGTGGATGCTTTTACCTGTTGGGGTGAAGTGCTCTATATCATGCCAATGAATAAAGATTATGAACATGGCGGTGTAGTAGATGCTGAGATTCGAGGTAAATGTAATGTTCGCTATCGTACTGACATTACGGCCGACATGCTTATGACTTATAATGGCATGATTTATCAGGTAAATGATGTTGAATTTTCCCCGGATAATAAATATGTCACATGCGTTTTAAAGAGGTATACAGATGGCTAATTTAGATATCGATGGATTAACTATGTTATATGCGGAATTAGAGCGTTTAGGAAATACAAGTGAAGAATTAGAAGGGGAAGCTTTGATGAAAGGCGGGGAAATCATCAAAGAAGAGATGCAACAACTTGTCCATATCTCAGATAAACAATTTGATTCTTACACTTTCAAAAGAGGTAGAAACAGTGGGCAAACTGTAAAGAAACCACATCCTCATATTAGGCCAACCATGGTTGTAGATAAACCTGAAAAAGATGAAATGGGTAATCTATCCGTCGGTGTAGGTGCATCGAAAAAATTAAGATGGAGAGCCAAGTTTCTTGAATTAGGAACTAGTAAAATGGCACCAAAACCTTTCATGGAACCTGCATATGAATCAAAAAAAGAAGCAGCTGGGGATGCAGTTCGTAATTATCTAATGAATCAAATGGGGTTGTAGCTTATGGAAAACTTACGACCTATTATTTTACAAGCATTAACAAATGATCAAACATTGCTTTCCCTTTTGGGAGGAGCACACATTTATTCTAGGATTGCTCCTAACTCATCGGAGTTACCAAGAATCATTTATTTTGAGTATTTGAATATAGACAATTCCTTTGCAGATGATGAAGCTGTTGGTTCCAATATTGGATTTCAGCTTGATATTTGGAGCGATGAAGATACTACTGAAATTGGTCAGGCGGTAGATGACATTATGAAAGGAATTGGATTTGCCCGCACTTATGCCATCGAAGAATTTGATGAAGAAGTACGGCTTTTTCGTTTTGTCATGCGTTATACTGTGCAAATAGAATTATAGGGAGATGAAAAAAGGATGACAGATACTTATACAAAAAATTCAGGTCTGATTGGATTAGATAACTTAGTTTTTGCAGTTTTATCAAAAGATGATAGCACAGGTGCAACATATACAACACCGCAAAAATTAGGGGAAGCAATTGATGTTAAAGTAACTCCTTCAGTCGCAAACCTTTCTGTATATGGAGACGATGCTCTTTTAGATCAGGCAAATGAACTGCAATCATTAACTTTAGAAATGACGATTGTTACCTTACCTTTATCCGTTCAAGCTACTTTATTAGGACATACAATCGCTACTGGTGTTATGCACCGAGGAGTGAACGATGTTGCGCCTTATGTGGCAGTAGGTTATAGAAGACGCAAAATGAATGGAAAATTCCGTTATACATGGTTGTACAAAGGAGTCTTTGAGGAAATAACTGACCAAGGTCAAACTAAAAACGATAAACCTGCAGTTACTAATGCAACACTTAAAGCGACTTTCCTTCCAAGGGTTTTCGATGGTCTACTTGATGTTTCTGCTGATGAAGAAGAAACAGGATTTACCCCCGAAATAGCTACAGGTTGGTTTACAACTGTACAAGCTTAATTCTACGGAGAGGGATAACCTCTCCTTTTTTGTATGAGGAGGATAATCATGAATATTGAGTTAATGATCAATAGTAAAAAGAAAACTTTTAAACTTCCTTCATTTATTCCCGGGCGATTAATCAGAAAAGCAACTGCATTCACAAATATGGACTTAACAAGAATCAGTGAAAATGATCTTGATGAAATGGTCCAATATGTAGTTGAAGTGTATGGAAATCAATTCACTTTAGATGATTTTTATGACGGAATTGATGCGCGTATCATGTTGAATGTTATTGGTGAAGTAATTAACTTCATTGTTAATGGAACAATTGAAGCAGCTGGAGGAAGTAAGGACCCAAACAAGTAGAAGGGGAAGGTATGACGTTTGAAGACTTTATTGACGAACTATATCTTTCCCTTATGGACAAAGGGTATAAACTTCCTGAAATTGATGAAATGGACTTATGGCATTATTTAAGACTTCTTCAAAGACGTGAAGAAATTGAAAAACGAAGAGAAGCAGAAGCTACTATTAGAAAAATGGATGCATTAGGCATTTAGGGAGGTGTGATAGTGGCAGGCGATTTAAGGAACCTTACAGTAAGATTATCATTGGATCGGCTTAATTTCGACCAAGGCTTATCCAGTGTGAACCGTGCGTTAAATACCCTTCGTGGAGAATTAAACTCTACTAGAAGCGGAATGGGCGGTTTTGAAAACGAAACTGAACGTGTACGTTCCAGAATGGATGTTTTAAATAGATTAGTAACCACTCAAGCCGAAAAGGTAAGGCAGTTAAGACAATCTTATGACCAATCCGTGCAAGCGACTGGTGAAGATTCAAGGGCAACTCAACTTTATGCAGCTCAAGTTAACAGAGCCGTTACTGAATTGAATAGATTACAAGGAGAGCTTACTCAAACAACTGAACAATTTCGTCGTTTGGAAAGTAATTCAAATTCCTTTAGTCGTACTTTTGAAGGGATGAGCAATAGGTTACAAAATGTAGGTATGGGACTATCAATGGTTTTCGGTTCTATGGCCCTTACTATTGGCGGTGCTTTAAAAAATGCAATTTCTTCTGGTGCAGAATTTGAATCTGAAATGGCAAAAGTAGGTGCTAAAGCCGGTGCTAGTGCTGATGAAATGCAACAACTAAGCGAAAAAGCCCAAGAATTAGCTCCTCTTGCCGGCGGTGCGAAAAATGCAGCTACTGCAATGGATGATTTAGCGGCAAAAGGTTATTCGGTTAATCAGATTATGGAAGCAATGCCTGGCATTTTAAACGCGGCAAATGCTTCGGGTGAAGACCTAGCACTAACAAGCGATACAATTACCAGTGCTCTTGAAGCATTCCATATGAAAGCAACAGATACCTCACACGTTGCAGACGTATTAGCTCAAACAGCGAATATGACAGCTGCCGGGATGACTGATTTACAATATACCTTCAAATATGCGGCACCTATTGCTAGTCAGTTAGGTATTAGCATGGAGCAATTGGCGTCAATGACAGGGTTAATGGCTCAGTCAGGTATTAAAGGCGAACAAGCAGGTACAAGTTTAAGAGAAGCAATGCTACGACTTGCAGATCCACCAAAAGAAGCAGCAAATCAACTGCATAATTTAGGGGTTAAGGTAACTGATAATCAAGGGAAATTTAGAAGTTTTTCTGATATTATTGGAGACTTAAACAATAGCACAGCAAAAATGACAGATGCTCAAAAAGCTGCGGCTTTATCTCAAATTTTCGGAACGAATGCAGTTTCTGGAATGATGGCGGTTATTTCATCCGGAAAAGGGAAAATTGATGATTTAACAAATTCTTTGATTCATAGTGATGGAGCATCTAAAAAAGCTGCAGATGCTATGCAAAATAACTTTGCCGGTTCAATGAGAAAATTAACAGGTGCTATTGATGCAGCAAAAATTGGAATAGAGCAAGCTTTAGCCCCAGCACTAAGGAGCATTGCAGATAAAGTTCAATCAGTTGTAACATCTTTTAATAAACTTAGCCCTGAAATGAAATCTTTTATTGCTGTAAGCGCAGGAATTACGGCTGCCATTGCCACAATTGGTTCTTCAGCGGGTTTACTTATGATGGGTTTAGGTGGATTAGGGTTATCTTTTGGAGCTTTAACAGGACCTATAGGATTAGCTGTAGCGGCAATAGGAATTGGTACTATAGCGGCTATTGGAATCAAAAAGGCTATGGATGCTTCAAAACAAGCTAATCTTGATCATGCTCAATCATTAGTAGATCAGCAGAATGCAATAAAAGATTTATCTACTCAATATCAGGCATTACGAGATAAAAACAAGCTATCAAATGATGAAATATTACGTTTCCGTGATATTCAAAATGAATTAAAAACAGCAAAATCGGCAGACGAAATTGCAAAGTTAAAGGATGAGGCTGATAAATTACAACAAAAATCAGGGCTGACTAATGATGAGTTTACAACTATGCTTGGTTTAAATGATCAGATCATCCAAAAAACTCCAGATGTTAAACAATCTTTTTCAGATCGCGGGACCGCGATTATTTCAAATAAGGATGCTCTAGACCAGGTTAATACCAGATTAGCAGAAAATACTAGACTGGAATTAGAGAATCAGCGCATTAAAGCTGAGGCTAATCTAACTCAAGAGATTCAAAACTACATCAAGGCTCTCGATGAATTAAAAACAAAAGAAAAAGAAAGAGATACTGCTGCAAAAGAACGAGATACGACAGAACAAAGATTAATTCAATTAAAAACACAAGCTCAGCAACAATTGAATCAGGGTAAGGACCAGGAAGCGCAAAAGACAATCGATGAAATAGCGAACACACAGATTTTATTGGGTCACGAAAATTCAAAAGTTATCTCATTAGCAAACGAAGTTACACAAAAACAAAACAGCGTGAATAAGACTCAAGAAGAAATTGCAAAAACTCAACAATTGTATGATAAGATGGTCAATCTTGAGCTTGCTCAGGTTGGTATTAATGCTACTGGTGCAGAAGGCCTTAGCCAATTAGATCAGGCTATCCAAAAAACACAAGCAAGAATTAATGAATTAAATGCTGCCAAGCAATCCCAAGGTGGATTAAATGCAGAACAACAAAATGAGCTTACCAACTTACAACAGGCTTTAGGACAATATCAAAATACAAAAAATGAAATTGGTAAAATACAGGGTGAACAGCAATCTGTAAACACAAAGATTGACCAAGGAACTGGAAAAGCCAGGGATATGAATAAAGAGCTGGGCATGAGAGCTGTAAAAGATGTAACTGTGGATGATCACGGCCAGGCTGATTCTTTAAATGAAAAAGTTAGTAAAGAAGTTACAAAGAAAGTCACTTTGCAAGCAATATTAAGTGGGTTGTCATCGGGAATGCAAGCGGCATTTCGTGCTGCAGGATTTGCGAAAGGTACCGATAACGCACCAGGTGGATGGTCTTGGGTGGGAGAGCAAGGACCAGAGTTAATGTACGTTCCAAAAGGTTCAAAAATCATTCCAAATAATAAGGTTAACTCAGCAATGAATAATAATCCCACTGGACAAAATTCCAATGGAAACAAATTTGATGTTAAGATTTATCCTCAGTCTGTTAGTATGGACGAATATCAATTAGCCCGTACGCTCCAGAGATTGGAGGCATTATATGGCTGACAAAATTAGTTGGATTGATGCAAATGGTACTGAATATCCATTGAACTTAGACAACAATTTTAAAGTGTTAACTGGAATGACAGGAAGATTTATGCCAACATTCTCATTTATTGAAGATGAAATTCCTTTCCAAGATGGAACTTTATTAAGAGATACAAAAGTAAAAGCAAGAGATGTGGATATACCTCTTTTGATAAAAACTGATAATGAAATCGTATTTAGACAAAAGGTTAGAGAATGTTTAAGAATATTCAACCCGAAAACGGGAGATGGACGAATAAGAGTAACAGCAGCTGACGGATCCACACGTGAGCTTTTTTGTCGTTATTCAGGAGGGTTAGAAGGAAAAGAAGATCGCAGTTTTAAAGGATTAATATGGATGAATTTAATCCTAGTATTTCATGCTTTCGATCCTTATTGGTATGATTCTTCAAGCATCGTCCAAACATTCAAGATTAATGAAAACCCAGGGCTATTCTTCCCAATCCTGCCGCTCAGATTGGCATCTTCAACGGTATTTGCTGATGTCACGATAGATAATAGCGGAGATGTAGAAACATGGCCTGAATGGATTATTTCAGGACCGTGTGACAGTGTAGTTTTAAACAATATTACGACTGGCGAAACAACAAATTTAGAAGTATCGCTTCAAGCAGGAGAAACCATAACAATTGATACAAAACCATTCAAAAAATCGATTGTAAAAAGTGATGGAACTAACATGTTTTATACCATGACTGATGATAGCTCACTGTGGGCTTTACAAGAAGGAAATAACAGTATTCAAATCCAAATGTCCAATGCGACAAGTGATTCCAGTATTCAACTTACTTATCGTCGCCGTTATTGGGGTGCTTGATATGTATAAAATATATTTGAGAGACAATACATTTAGAAGAATCGGTGAGATAACGGATTTTAAACAACTTGAAATGGTGCCAAAGTTTAATGCAGTTGGTTCCTTTACATTAGATATGCCTACCGATTCCCCAGTTTCAAGGTCCTTAATTAATAATCAATATGGAATCATTGTAAAAAAAGATAATAAATCTATTTTCTCAGGTAATGTTTTAAGTTCACATCGTTCTTTTAGCGCTTCTGGAGATACCATTACTTTTTCAGGTGTGGATGATAATAATTTTCTTGCTTCAATAATTGCTTATCCTTCACCAAATGGAAATTTTTCATTATCGGATTATGATGTGAGAACGGGCTCGGCTGAAACGATCATGAAACAATATGTTGATGTGAATGCGGGCCCTAATGCATTGCCAGAAAGAAGCATTTTAACAATTCAACCGGATACGGGTATAGGACTTCCAGTTTCCTATAGTGCCAGATTTGAAAACTTATTAGATTTGTTATCATCCATTGCTTTAAACGGCGGTGGACTTGGATTTAGAGTGGTTCAAGTCGATAATGGACTTCAATTCCAAGTTTACCAACCTACTGATAAATCAAAATCTGTTTTCTTTAGTCCTATACTTGGGAATGTTTCTGCATTTGATTATGCTAATACAGCACCTACAGCGAACGCGGTAATTGTGGGCGGTGGTGGGATTGGTGTTAACAGGATTATTTTGCAAAAAACAGATAACAGTAGCATAACAAAATATGGCCGTTTTGAGTCTTTTGTAGATCAACGCAACACCAGTGATACGACACAATTAAATCAATCTTTGGATGAAGAATTAACCAATAAAAAAGAGCAAAACAGCTTTGTGTTTACTCCAATTGATATTCCTGCTTTGCAATTTAATCGTGATTATGGATTAGGAGATAAAGTAACTATTGTGATTACTCAGCCAAATGAGATCATCGAGAAAGAAACCTTATATTATTTTTTATCATTTTATCAAACTGCTTTGATAGAAAATGAACGCATTAGAAAAATCCAAGAAAAGATTGATGTTATTCAAGATATCGTTAGAGAAGTGAAAATCACCATAACACCAAATCAAGGAGTAGTTGTTTCTCCATTAGTTGGCACATCCGATTCTTTATCTCCTGAAGTTCCTAAAATATTTGACAAGATGAAAAAACTGATTAAGCGTATAAGCAATTTAGAAAGGGTGTGATAATGTGACACAAATCGGATACCCATTAGCAAATACTCAGGTAAAAACACCTCAAGATTGGTCAGCAATGGCTCAAAATTGGCTTAATACAGGTGTGATTAAAGGCAAATTAAATGATCTCCTTGCATATGCAGATTCAACAGGTATGCAGGTGAAAGTTAAATCAGGTCAGGCATTTATGCAGGGGCATTTTTATCAATCGGATTCAGAGGAGTTATTGCCAATTGCGGCAGCTGATTCAAGCAACCCGCGAATTGATAGAATTATTATCCGTTTAGATTACACTTCTGATTCAATACAACTTGGAATACTTCAAGGAATCCCAGCAGTTTCTCCAGTTGCACCAGCACTCACTCAAAATAGTACACGTTGGGAGATATCACTTGCTCAAGTTTATGTTGGAGCAAGTGTTTCGACTATAGTGGCAGGAAACATCACAGACGAACGTTTTCCAACAGGGATACTTACACCTACTTTACTTAATGGATGGGTGTCAAACTCAATTGGATCTGCATTTTTTTGGAAGGATAACGATGGTATTGTTAATTATCAATTAGTTTTAAAAAATGGTGCTACAGGCATTAACACTACAATCATGGTCTTTCCACCTGGTTATATTCCAGATAGAGAATATCTAAGAGTTGGCTATTGTGAAGGAACAAATGTGACTGACCATTCGGCAATGTATCATATTAGTAATATTGGACCTGGAGAATTAAAACTCATGCGTGACATCGGAGTTGGGAATAGTTTATTGATTTTATATGGTTCATTTAAGGCGGTGAACTAATTTGAAAATCGTACATCAAATTGACAGTAATAATTTATATGTTACTGATGTTATTTTGAATGAAGGAGAAGAAATACCGAGCAATTGTGTTGACATACCAATGCCTGAAGGTATTTTCCTTCCTGCTAAATTTGAAAATGGTGAATGGTCTTCAACTTTATCACAAGAAGAAATCAATGCAAAAATGACTGTTGTTACTACTCCATCTGACTTAGATCTCGTGAAAAAAACATTAACGGATCTGTCCTATAACTTAATGATGGCGGGGGTGCTGTAAATGGATTGGTTTTTAATTGCTTCAAATGATTATAAAATTTATGGAGATGTAGCTAGGATTAAAAACTATGTCATCAAAGGGAAAATCACTCCTGAGCAATATCAAATAATAACCGGTATTGCCTATGAATAAAGCAACCATTGAACCAATTGCTAGGAAAGTGGATGTTCAGACATTTTTTAATAAAGTCGATGTGGAAGTGATACGGATCCACACGGATTATGAATTTTTATCTCTGTCTCAAACGTCTCCTGAACATAAGGAGGTATAAAAATTGGCGACTATTACTTTAAAACGTAATGACACAAAAAATAATATTAAAGCAACTCTTTCAAATGAATCGGGTCCTGTGGATTTAACAGGTGCTACGGTTCGTTTTTTAATGGCTAAGCATGGAATGATTAAAATTGATCGAAAAGCGCAGATCCAAGACGCTGTAAACGGGATAGTATGGTTCATTTTTGAACAAGGGGATACGGATGAGGTAGGCATATTTCAAGCTGAGTTTGAAGTAACCTATTCAGATGCCAGGATAGAAACTTTTCCAAATGACTGCTTTATTTTGATAAACATTATATCTGATTTGGGGTGATAAAATGCCAGCAAATAATAAGGATTTAAAATTAGCCAATGGAAAAGTTGCTCCTCAAGTTTATGATGAGGTTCTTGATGATTACACCTATGCAAAAGGTAGAGATGGAGCTCCATATTATCAGCAACGTGGATCCATTGCAATGGAAGCTTGGACAGATCAAAATCCAATTACAACTTTTCCGTCAAATCGTTATGGTTTCTCCATCGTAAACGATGGTACAGCTGATTTAACATTCACCATAAATTCTTTTACAAGGAAAGTAAAAGTTGGAGAAGCTTATTCAGCTTTGTTTGATGCATTTACAACAGTAGCAATAAACGCAACAAGCGCATATAGAGCCGAGGTGTTGAAATAATGCCATGGAGTACAAAGTTTCCAGACCTTAAAAATGATCCTAATTATTTAGAGCCTAGAGTGACAGTTGCTGAGACGCAATTGGCTCAAATAACGACCCAAGTAGGAGTGCCGGAAAAAGCAGGTTTATCTGGTTGGTTGCGTGATTTATTAGGAAACAGAAATAAAAAAATTACAGCTATTGGGGACAGCACAACAGACTATGCG